TGCAAGATAATATGATAAAAGAAATATTAAATCTGTTAATGTTAGAAAACCATTACGGACAAAGCGAAACGATAGAAATAGCCAAAGGGAAATACGAATTGCCTAATACTTGGTCAAAAGGTTTTAACCAAATAAAAAGATACATTAAATGGCAGAAATAAAAACAATAGAACTTCATATTAAATCAAACGTAGATACTGCATCTAAAGAATTTGATAATTTTGCCAAGTCCATAAAAGCAGTTGACACTTCAGCTACTAATTTAGACGCTACATTTGAAGAAGTTTATGGTGACTTACAACCGTTAACTACAAGAATGGGTGAAGCTGAAGATAGATTATATGAATTAGCTTTAGCAGGTAAACAAGGAACGCAAGAGTTTAAAGATTTGTTGACATCTGTAGGTAACTATAGAAAGGTACAAATACAAACCGATATGGTTGTAGATAATGCTGCAACTACAATGAGCCAAAAATTAACAGGTTCGTTAAACGCTGCTGCTGGTGCATTTAGTTTAGTTCAAGGTTCAATGGCTTTGTTTGGTGCTGAATCTGAAGATGTAGAACAAGCTATATTAAAAGTACAATCTGCAATGGCTATTAGTCAAGGTGTAGAAACTATTGCTGAAGGTGCTAAAAGTGTACGTGCTTTAGGTACAGCTATACAAGCAACAAGTGCATTTCAAAAAGCATCTACTGCTGCACAATGGTTATGGAATGCTGCAATGGCTGCAAATCCAATTGGCGTTGTAGTAGCTTCTATTGCTGCTTTATTAGTTGGTGGATATAAGCTAATTAAATTTTTTCAAGATTCATCTGCTGCTAATGATAAAGCTGCTGCTGCAACTAAAAAAAATACAGAAGCTTTAAAACAGCAAAGTATAAATGCTGCTCAATCATCTAACAAGTTAAAATCTTACAACGACCAACAATACGCATTAGCTGAAGCTTCAGGTATGTCTTCTGAAGGTTTAAGAAAGTTAGCTTTAAAACACAAAGAAGAAGAAGTTGCTTTAAATAAAAAGAATGCTATTTTAGCACAAAGTACATTTTTAAGACAAAGAGATACTTTAGCTGCTTTAAAGAATTCTGAAGCAAGTGATGAGGTAATTGCTAATCAAGAAAAGTTAGTTCAAGAAACTTACAAATCATTTAAAAAACAGAATGAAATACTTTCTACTTCATATAAAGAACGTGCTGCGTTAAAAAACGCAAATGCAGTAAGTGAAGTAGCTGATGCAAAAGCCGCATCTGATAAAGCGGCTGAAGAAGCAAAAGCAGCAAGAGAAAAAGCAAAAGAAGAAAGGATAGCTGCTGCTAAAGAAGCTGATGAAGAAAGAAATAGGTTAGCAAGAGAAAGAGGCGAAAAGGCAAGAGAGGAATATGAAAACGCTGAAAAATTAGCAAAAGAGTTAAAGCAAAAAAGTGCTGATACTACAAAGACTGAAAACGAATTAAAGGTTGAAGCTGAAAACGCTGAATTTGAAAGAAAAAAAGCTTTATTAGTTGCGGCTAATTTATCTACTGAAGATTTAGATAGGTTACATAAAGAAAATTTAAATAAGTTAGATTTAGAATATTGGGCTAAACAATCAGATTCTTCTGTAGCTGCTACAGCAAAAGAGAAAGAAGAAAATGCAAAACGTATAGCTAACGACCAAGCAGCAGCTGAAGCTAAATTAGCTATTCAAAATGCTGTTTTAGATAATGTATCAGGTGGTATTGGAATACTAAAACAATTAGGTGAAAAAAATAAAGCATTACAAAAAGCCGCTATTATTGCTGAAAATGCTGCAGGTATTGCAAGAATAATTATTAATACAAAAGCTGCGAATGCAAAAGCTGTGGCTGCGTCTCCTTTAACAGTTGGTCAACCTTGGGTAACAATAAACACTATTAGTGGTGCTTTAGGTGTTGCAGGTTCGTTATTAGCTACTAAAAAAGCATTGTCAGAATTAGGTGGTGGTTCAGCAAGTGGTGGTTCAGTTGGTACTCCTTCAAGTGGTGGTGCTGCTTCAGCCCCTACTACAAATGCTATTGCACCTGCAGCTGCTCCTACATTTAATGTAGTTGGTACTTCAGGACAAAACCAGATCGCTCAAAGTTTAGGAAACCAAGCACCTTTAAAAGCTTATGTAGTATCAGGTGATGTTACTACTGCACAAAGTTTAGATAGAAATATTGTTAAGACTGCATCATTAGGTAATTAACAAAAAACAAATAATTTAATTTATAAATAAAAATAAAATGCGAATAGTAGAATTAATCATAGACGAAAAAGAAGATTTAAGTGGTGTAGAAGCTATTTCAGTTGTAGAATTCCCTGCAATAGAAGAAAACTTTATAGCACTTAATCAACAATTACAACTTGCAAAAGTGGATGATGAAAAGCGTATCTTAATGGGTGCTGCTTTGATTCCAAATAAAAATATTTACAGACGCAATGGTGATGATGAGTATTATATTTTCTTTTCAGATGCAACTGTAAAAAAAGCAAGTGAATTATTCTTAATGAATAGCAATCAAAACAACGCTACATTAGAACACCAAAAAAAGATAAATGATTTGTCTGTAGTTGAATCTTGGATTGTAGAAGATACTGAAATGGATAAATCTAAAAAATATGGTTTAAATGCACCTGTAGGAACTTGGATGGTTTCTATGAAAGTAAACAATGATACTATTTGGAATGACTTTGTTAAAACAGGTAAGGTTAAAGGCTTTTCTATTGAAGGATATTTTGCAGACAAATTAGAAATGAGTTTACAAAAAGAACAAGAAGAAGAATTAATCAACAAAATAAAAGAAATAATTGTTAAACATAATTTATAAACTAATGGGTAAATCAAGTTCACCAAAAGGTGGAAAACGTGGTTGTCTTGGAAAAGACGGAAAATATGCAATTGAAAACTGCACAGGAGAATTACACGCACAAGGAATTGGTAGTACAGTACAACAAGGTGGTGCTACAGTAACTGTAGTAGATGGTGTAAAAACTATTGTTAGAAGTAACGGCTAATTTTGTTGTAATTTATAACAAATAAAAATAATATTATTAATAACTAAAATTAATCACAATGAGCGAACAAAAAACTGTGTTCAGAAAATTATTTAAAAAAGAAGAACTTGCTTCGCATAAAGTAGAGTTATCTTTAAGTCTTGATTTTCAAAATGCTTATCTTAAAGCAAACTCTGAAGATTTAAAAATAAAAGAATCTTTTGGAGCTTATTTACAAAAATTAAAACAAGATTTGAAAGATAATTTGACTAAATTAGAATATTCAAAAAAACTTGGACAAGATTTATTTTCAAGTGCTAAAGATTTGGGTCTTGATTTAAATGATACCCAATTAAAACATATTAAAGATTGTGACTTTTTAATAAGTGAATCTGAAAAAATGTTATCTAAAATTAATAGTTTATTATAAAATTAATTACAATGAGCGAACAAAAAACGGTTTTCAACAAGCTTTGGAAATCAAATAGCACAGAACTTGCTTCACATAAAGTTGAATTAGCTTTGATTGACGACATTAAGAAAATGTATGCTCCTTTAGGTGGTAAATTTTTATCTTTAGAATCTGATTTATTTGATGTTAAAAAATCTATGTTAGATTTAAAGCAAGAATTTGAAAATTTGTTATCTAAAACAGAAAAAGCTAATCAAATAGCTAAAGAATTAGGAGCAACAGAAGTAGTTAGTATAATTTCTGAATTTGATTCTGCTTCAAAGCAAAAAATAAAAGATATTATAAGTATAACTTCTAAAATTAATTAATAAATAAATAAAAATGAGTGTAATCAATGAAATCAAAACTCTTTTGGGTATGGAAGTAAAACTTGCTCAAATGAAACTTGAGAACGGCACGGTAATCGAAGCAGAAGCTTTTGAACCTGAAATGGCTGTTTTTATAGTTAATGAAGAAGATAGAATTGCAATGCCAGTAGGTGAATACGCTTTAGAAGATGGAAACATCCTAAAAGTAGACGTTGAAGGAATTATTGCTGCTATTGAAATGCCTGAAGAGGAAATGCCTGAAGCTGAAGAAGAAGTTGCTGCTCCTGCTGAAGAAGTAGAAGTTGAAGCGTCTGCTCCTGTAGCTACTCCTAAAAGAATTGTTGAATCTGTTTCTAAAGAAATGTTCTTTTCTGAAATCGAAAAATTAAGAAATGAAATTGCTGAATTGAAAGGTGTTAAATTGTCTTCTGATGAAGAAGATAAAACTGATGAAGATTTAAAATCTAAAGAAGTTGAATTAAGTGTTGAACCATTAACACATTCACCTGAAGTTAAAGCACCACAAGTTCAAAAATTTGCATCTAATCGCCAAATGACAACTCAAGATAGAGTTATGGCGAAACTTTTTAATTAATAATAATAAACTAAATAAATAAAAATGGCTACTACTACAAGTATTACTACCACTTATGCAGGAGAATTTGCTTCTAAATATATCTCTGCTGCTTTATTATCTGCTTCTACTATCGAAAATGGTGGAATTGAGGTAATGCCTAATGTTAAGTACAAATCTGTAATCCAAAAAATTGCTACTGATGGTATCGTTAAAGATGCTACTTGTGATTTTTCTGCTACATCTACTGTAACATTAAGCGAAAGAATCATCACTCCTGAAGAATTCCAAGTGAATCTTCAATTGTGTAAAAAAGATTTTCACGCAACTTGGGAAGCTGTATCTATGGGATATTCTGCTTTTGATTCATTGCCACCAAGCTTTGCTGATTATTTGATTTCTCACGTTGCTGCTAAAGTTGCTGAAAAAACTGAACAAAACATTTGGAGAGGTGCTACTGCTAATGCAGGTGAATTTAACGGATTTGCTGCTTTATTAGCTGCTGATGCTGCTTTACCAACTGCTAATGAAGTTGCTGGAACTACGGTTACTGCTTCTAACGTTGTTGCTGAATTAGGAAAAATTGTTGACGCTATCCCTGCTGCATTGTACGGAAAAGAAGATTTGTACTTATACGTTTCTCAAAATATCGCTCGTGCTTACGTTCGTGCTTTAGGTGGATTTGGTGCTTCAGGATTAGGTGCTAATGGTACAAATGCTCAAGGAACACAATGGTTTAACAATGGTTCATTATCTTTTGATGGTGTTAAAATCTTTGTTGCAAACGGATTGGCTAACAACACTGCTATCGCTGCTCAAAAATCTAACTTATTCTTTGGAACAGGTTTATTATCTGACCAAAATGAAGTAAAAGTTATTGATATGAGCGAAGTTGACGGAAGTATGAACGTCCGCGTAGTTTTACGTTTCACGGCTGCAGTTCAATACGGAATTGTTGAAGATATCGTAACTTACGGAATCACAAATTCAGCTAACTAATAACTATTAGTTTTATTAAATTAAGGGTAGGTAAAAGTGCCTACCCTTTTTTATTAACTTTTTAAATATATATATAGATGGCTTGTGAAATTTCATTAGGTAGAATTGAACCTTGCAAAGATAGCAATGGTGGGTTGAAATCGGTTTACTTTGTAAACTGGGGCGACATAACAGGAGTAACTTATGACGAAACTAATTCAGACGTTATTGACGCTGTAGCAGGTACGCCAAGTGCTTACAAATATGACTTGAAAGGTAATAGTTCATTTGAACAAGCAATTACTTCTTCAAGAGAAAATGGTACTACATTCTTTGAACAAACTTTGAATTTAACTTTGAAGAAATTGTCTATTGTAGACCACAAACAAATTAAATTATTAGCTTACGGACGTCCACAAGTAGTTGTTGAAGATAACAACGGAAACTTGTTTTTAGCAGGATTAGAACACGGAATGGACGTTTCAGGGGGGACTATCGTAAGTGGGGCTAGTATGGGCGACCTCTCGGGGTACACATTAGTTTTATCAGGCTCTGAACCTGTGCCTGCAAACTTCTTGAGCACTACTTTAACTGCTGCAGGATTTACAGTAGTTTCAGGTTCATAATTGTTTGTTTTTTTGATTGGAAAATGGGTGGCTTCGGCTGCCCTTTTTTTGTTTTAAATAACAATAATTGAATAGATTTATTATTAAATAAAAAAAAGAATGATAATCTTAAAAGAACAAGAAGCTGCACAAGTTTTAAAATTCATACCTCGTAGTTATGGTGCTGATACTATTGTATTGAGAAACGAAACTACAAATGAAGTACAGACTATTTCTGCATCATTTGCTTTAGATAAATATTATTTGACAACTACTACTGCTTTTGATTTATTACAGAATACATTTTATAATTTAACTATTAAGAATGGTGCTGAAGTAGTTTACAAAGACAAAGTGTTTTGCACGAATCAAAATATAGTTAACTATACAGTCAACAAAGATGAATATGTAGCACACGCTACAAATAACGATTTTATAATTTATGAGTAATATATCAATTGTAAATTTAAGTGCTTATACAAGCCCTGTAATTCAAGAAAACAAGAAATCAGACTATATTGAGTATGGTGTAGATAATAACTACTTTCAATACTTAATAGATAGATATCTGTATTCAGCTACAAACAATGCTATTATCACTGGCGTAACCAATATGATTTACGGCAAAGGATTGGATGCTTTAGATTCTAATCGTAAGCCTAATGAATATGCACAAATGCGTAGTATTATTAAAGGTGATATGTTAAAGAAAGTAGCTATGGAGCGTAAAATGCTTGGAATGGGTGCTATGCAAGTTGTAATGGAAAAAGGCAAAGTTAAATCTATTGACCATTTCCCAATGAATACATTAAGAGCTGAAAAATGTAATGATAAAGGAGAAATTGAAGCTTGGTACTATTACCCTGATTGGACTAAAAAGAAGCCTTCTGAACAAGCTAAAAGAATTCCTGCGTTTGGATTCGGAAATGGTAATGAAGTTGAAATGTATGTGGTACATCCTTATGTTAGTGGATTTCATTATTACACACCTATTGATTATTCAGGTGCTTTGCCTTATGCTAAATTAGAAGAAGAAATTAGTGACTACTTGATTAATGACGTTCAAAACGGATTTTCAGGTACTAAAGTAATTAACTTTAACAATGGTATACCTTCTGAAGAAATGCGTGACCAGATCAAGCGTGATGTATTAGGTAAATTAACAGGTTCAAGAGGTGAAAAAGTAATTGTAGCTTTTAACGCTAATGCAGAATCTAAAACTACTGTAGAAGATATTCCTTTAAATGATGCTCCTGCACATTATGAGTATTTAAGTACTGAATGTTTTGAAAAGTTAATTGTAGGACATAGAGTTACTTCGCCAATGCTTTTGGGTATTCGTGATACAGGTGGTGGATTAGGTAACAATGCAGATGAAATTAAAACTGCTACTTTGTTATTCGATAACATTGTAATTAAACCTTACCAATTGGAATTAATTAATGCAATTGATGAAATTTTAGCAGTAAATGATATTAGCTTAAAACTATACTTCAAGACTATACAACCTTTAGAATTTGTAGATGCTTCAGGAATGAATGCTGAAACTGCTGAAGAAGAAACAGGTATTAAAATGAGTTCTGAAAAAGTTTGTTGTTCTACTGAATCTGATTTAGATGATGCTATTGCTGATGAGTTAATTGCTTTAGGTGAAGAACCAAATGAAAAATGGCTTTTAATTGATGAAAGTGAAGTTGATTATGATACGGATGATTTAGAAAACGAAATTTTATCAAAAGAAAAAGATAAGAGTTTATTTTCTAAAATAGTAAATTTAGTTTCTACTGCTACCGCAAGACCTAATTCAAAATCAGAACAAGATGAAGTTATTGATGGTATTAGATTTGTAACACGTTACGTTTACGCAGGTGAAACTACATCTAAAAGCAGAAAGTTTTGTCAAAAAATGATTCAAGCAGGCAAAATATACCGAAAAGAAGATATATTAAGAATGGAAAGTTTAGAAGTAAATGAAGTTAGAAAAGATGCAGATGGTACTTCAAAAGGATTTGGACCAAATGGAAAAACGACCTATGATGTATGGTTTTACAAAGGCGGGAAATTTTGCTACCATAGGTGGAACAAACAAGTTTACGCAAGTTTTGAAGATGTAAACATTGATGTTAATTCACCAAAAGCAAAACAATTAGCAAATCGTAAAGCTGAAAAATATGGTTATGTAGTTAAAAATGATTCATTGGTTTCTAAAAGACCTATTGATATGCCAAATGGTGGAGCTTACAACGGTTAAAAAATTATAAAAAGATATGCAAGCATTATTCATAACAAGAGAAGACATAGTAAAATTTACTGCAATGAATGGTAATGTCGATACAGACAAATTCATTCAATTCGTAAAGATTGCACAAGATATACATATTCAAAACTATTTAGGTTCAAAGCTGTTTAATAAAATAAACGATGCAATTGTAGCAGGTACTTTAGCAAGTCCATATACAACGCTTTTAAGCCAGTATATTAAGCCAATGGTAATACACTTTGCTATGGTGGAGTATTTGCCTTTTGCGGCTTATACAATAGCTAATAAAGGTGTGTTTAAACATAATAGTGAAAATAGCACAAACGTAGAAAAGAATGAAGTAGATTTCTTGATTGAAAAAGAAAGAGATATTGCACAACACTACACAAATAGGTTTATAGATTATATGAGTTATAATCAAGCATCATTTCCTGAATATAACACTAATTCAAATGGTGATATGTACCCAGATTCAGAAGCAAATTTCATAGGATGGGTAATATAAAAGAAACTTACAAACCAAAACAAACTAACGTAAAGAAGTTAGAGTTATTTTTAAATAAAATAAAAGATAAAAAATGAGTTTACAATTCACACATATAAAAGGAGACACTTTTGATGAAGTTGCTTTTCAATTAAAGATTAATACTACAGTTGTTAATTTAACAGGTGCAACTATTAAAATGCAATTACGCAAAAGCTATTCAGATACTGTAGCTGCTTTATCACTTACTTCGGTTTCATCTGCAGGTATAACTATTACTAATGCCACAAATGGAGAATTTAAAATTAACACACAAATTATAGACATACCTGTTTACAATTATGTTTATGATATACAAATTACTTTAGCGAGTGGAGTAGTTAAAACGTATGTTCAAGGTGGGTTTAATATTACTAACGAAGTAACAAGATAAAAAAATGGGTGATGATATTACTATTGGTGTAACTGAAATTGTAAACAATATTGAAGTTACTGCACAGCCAAACGACCAAATCGTAGATATTAGTGTAATAGATAATGCAGATGATGTTACTTTAAACATAACGCCTACTGTAATTGAAATTAACGTTAATAGAGGTTCTTCTTTTGCAAAGTGGGGTACTATATTAGGCACACTATCAGACCAAACTGACTTACAAAACGCTTTAAATTTAAAAGCTAATTTAGTAGGTGGTAAAGTTCCTGCTTCAGAATTACCTTCTTATGTAGATGACGTTGTAGAAGTAGCTAATTACGCTGCTTTACCTGCAACGGGTGAAACGGGTAAGATATATGTAACATTAGACAACAATAAAATCTATCGTTGGAGTGGTTCAGTTTATATTGAAATCGCTGCTAATAGTGCTATTTGGGGTGCAATTACAGGAACATTAAGTAGTCAAACAGATTTACAGACTGCTTTGGATGCTAAACAAGACGATTTGGTTTCAGGCACAAATATTAAAACAATAGAGGGGCAATCTTTATTAGGTTCAGGAAATATTGATTTAACAAAGTCTGACGTAGGACTTTCAAATGTAGATAATACTTCGGACGCAAATAAACCTATTTCTACAGCAACACAAACTGCTTTAGATGCTAAACAAAACACAATAACTTTAACTACAACGGGTGCAAGTGGTTCATCTACTTTAGTAGGTTCAACTTTAAACATACCTAATTACACAACTGATATAAGTGGGCTTGTTCCTTACACGGGTGCAACTGCAAACGTTAATTTAGGAACACATAAATTAACCGCATCGGATTTAGTTATTAATCACGCAAGTGGCTCGGGTGTTGCTGCTTCAATTACAAAAGGTGGTAGTGGTGAAGCATTAACAGTACTTAAAACTTCAGGAAGTGGAAACGCTGCAAGTATTTTAGGTGGTGTTACTTTATTAGACGAATTGCATTTAAATACTGATTTAGCGGATGCTTATATTGCAAGTGCGGCAACTTGGAACGCAAAACAAAATGCTTTAACATTTAGCAGTCCTTTGGTTAATACAAGTGGCACAATTTCAATCCCTGCTGCAAGTGGTTCAGTAAACGGATATTTATCTTCTACAGATTGGACTACATTTAATAATAAAGTTGAATCAGTAGCCGCAAGTTTGCCTTTAGGTTCAACGGGTGGAAAAGCTCCTGTTATTTCTATAACACAAGCAACTACAAGTTCAAACGGATATTTAAGTTCAACTGATTGGAATACTTTTAACGGAAAACAAACAGCTTTAAGTGGAACAGGTTTTGTTAAAATATCAGGTACTACTATTTCTTATGATAATAGTACTTATGTACCTACATCAAGAACTTTAACAATAAACGGAACTGCTTATGATTTAAGTGCTGATAGAAGTTGGACTATTTCAGGTTTGCCGTCAATGTTAGAATACAACGATACTGACAAAACCGTTTGGAATAATGGAAAAGGTAATATAGGAACAAATACATCTTTTGGTGATGCAGCTTTAAAAACTAATACTACAGGTGCTTATAATACTGCTTTTGGTTTTGGGTCTTTAAATCTTAATACTACAGGTTCAGCAAATACTGCAGTTTCAACTTATACGCTTTATAATAATACAAGTGGGTATAACAATACAGGAATTGGTTACGAATCACTATTAACAAATACTACAGGTTATAACAATACAGGAATTGGTGCTGATGCTTTAGTAAATAATTTAGGTGGTGATAGTAATACAGCGGTTGGTTATGGTGCTTTATCAAGTAATACATCAGGTATTAGCAATTCTTCAGTAGGTAAATATGCTTTAGGTGCAAATACAACGGGAAATTATAATGTAGGTATTGGTGACAATGCAGGTAATTCTACTTTAGGTGGTGGTACTTTAAACACTACATCGTCACAATCTACATATATAGGCGCTTTTGCTTCTTGTTCTGCAAATGGAGTTACAAATGAAATTGCAATTGGTTACGCTTCAAGTGGTAATGGTTCAAATAGTGTAACTTTAGGTAATACTTCTATAACAAAAACAATTTTAAGAGGCAACGTAGGAATCGGAACTACAAGTCCTAATAGCATATTAGAAATTTCACAAGCAAGTCCGATTTTTAGAATACAGGCTTCAGATTCAGCTACATTTCACGGAATTGAATTTAGACAAGGAGCAGGTTTTGACGCTTTTATCAAACAATTACCTTCTACGGGAGAATTTAGAATATCAAATGGAAGAAGTGTAGGTTGGGGAGGATTCACTTCATTTTATACAGATACTGTCGAACGTATGCGTATCGCATCAAGCGGCAACGTAGGTATTGGAACAACAAGCCCTAATCAATTACTACATATAGAAAAAGAC